AGACACAAGGGAATGCCATTTGAAACCATGCTGGAGTTGATCCAATCCAACACTGACTATGACTGGTACAACTTGCAAACGGATTGCACCGCGGCGGAACAAGCGCAATTGGTAGCAGCAGGGGTTCATTGTTTTCCCGGTGGCTTGCCCACATTCAATGACACTGCTGCATTGATGACCAATCTTGATGTGGTTGTGAGTGTGGACACTGCTACTGCACACTTGGCTGCTGCTCTGGGCAAGCCCACTTGGATCATGCTGAACAGTTATGGACTATGCTGGCGCTGGCTGTTGAACCGAGACGATACTCCGTGGTATGCCACAGCCAGACTATTCCGACAACCTGCAATGGGCGACTGGGCTACGGTGGTCAAACGAATCAACCTACACTTGAAACTGTTTAAGATTTAACGGGCTGCTGCGCCACTGGCACCACTGCTGGCTGCGGTTGAGGTTGATTAAGTCCCAGGACGGTGCCCACTGGACTGATATGCGGTTCTGGAAACAGGCCCGAGTATTTTATTTGGTTGATCATGACATATTTATCCGGTGGCGGCAATGGGCACCGTGCCAGCGAGCGTACCCATTCACTGCCACTAGTTGATCACAGTGCGGACAGAGTCGTTTCTCACGCTTCTTGCCCATGTTGGCCAAACTGCGAACCAGTTTTTCTTCTTCGGTCTGTTTGCGACCACGAATTTTATCGCCAATTTTTTTACGAGTATCATCTGACAACGACCCATTAAAATCAGGTTGCTTGCTTTTATGATTATCAGATAACTTTGCTCTATGTGCTTCAGTGATAGGAGGTTTCTTTTTACCAGTTGTGTTTGCTACCAATCTAGCATGTTGGTCTGGTGTTAGTTTATTTCCTAAATTCTTTTGTCTAATTTTTTCTCTTGCTTCTGGGGTGTGTGTTTTACCCCACATGGAATTTTTTTCTCCCATGCTGTTGTTTGACGCTATTTTAGAATATTCTTGTTTAATACTTTCATAAACTCTACTAGTAATTTTGGTATGATATCGTTGTTGTCCGTGTTTTTCTGCTCTTAGCATACGCAAAGCATAGATCATTTTAGATCTAGAGTCTCCTACTGTTATTTTAACTAATAGCCAATGACAAATAAAATGCTCTCTGGCTGTAAGATTGACTAGATTGTCTGGGTCATCACTGCCACCTAAACTACGAGGCACTATATGATGACTTTCAGTATATGTTTCCAGAACACGATTTTTAGCTTGTTCTGTAATATTTTTGTACCATTGGTTATATTTGTTCATATGTTTATTTATGTTAGTAAGCTCTATAATAACATTTATAGATACATAAGTCAACAAAAAAGCGCCTTGCGGCGCTTTTTTGATTCTTCCCATCCCTGAGATGAATAAAACAAACAATCTCTGATTAGGAGAAACTAAGGTTTTGTACTGCTATTTCGCCAACATAATCGGCAGCGTTACCAAAACTGCTTGCAGTATTTGTCAATTCGACGAAGCCATATCTTGTCATGAATGACACGACTGGTTCGAATGTGCTTGGATCCAACACAACACCAGAGCTCATCAACGGAATGTAAGGGCAATAGAATGCGGCTGCATCAGCCTCACTAGAACCTTTGTATCCGACCAGAACTGGTGACGAATCGTTAGCATAGCTGTTAACAAACACACGCATTGCGCCGTTCAATGTACCAACAAACTTGGTGTTTGTAGGTGCTTCGAATGTGCCTTCTGTAGTACGAGCAAACGCACTGGTAGTAGCACTTTGCAGCACTGTCAAACTAGCTGGTGAAACAACAGCCCAGTTACCAGCGCCACGACGTGTACGCTGAGCGATCAGGTTGGCAACACGATTGATCAGAACAGCTAGAGCAGCGTGTTCATCACCAACGAATGTAGCAGTACCACTCACAGTAGCTTGGTTGTATGTGTACTCAGTGGCAGCCAGACTGCTCAAGCTGAGTAAAATCTCTTGGTCAATCTCAGCTGTAATCTCTTGTGCAAGAGCAGCCATGATTTCTGCTTCAACGTCAATACCATGCATGGCTTGTGCGTCTTGTGCAGATTCAAATGTCCAGCGAGCCTGTAGCTTACGAGTTTTAGCTTCAACAGCTTGCTTCAAGATTTGAACAGACACAGTCTTACCGCCGTTACCTTCCATGGATGCTGTGCTAGCGCCCTGGTAGTTGGTAGTAGTTGTGCCTGCGTTAGCAGCAGCAGCTGGGCTTGATGAATAAGCTGTGGCAATTGTGAACGGGCTCAGTGCTTCTTGACCAGCAGCAACACTTGTTTGTGCAGCTGAATTGTCTGTCAACGCAGAGGCGTAACGCACACGCAGAGTGTGGATCTGACCAACCGGACCTGTCATTGGCTGAACGCCAACCAACTCGTTAGCAATAACAGTTGGCATAACACGTCGAATCACTGGCAGAATCACACGGTTTAATGTGGCAATGTTACCAGATGCTGTGGAACCAGCACTTGCATTCTCTTTCAAGTACTTACGAGTATTCTCAAGAATAACGTTCATACTACTACGCTTTGAACCGTTTAGACCTTCAAGCAGTGCTTCCTTGGTCTCGTCCCAGCGACCTTCTAATAATTGTTGTGACATTTAATGTCTCCTTTAAAATTAATTCAACCCTGCCAACCGCTTGATGTCGATTACATTGCTGTGTTCAGCAGTTTCTTCTTCATATTGGCTACGGGCAGATTTATCGCCAGTGACTGTGGACACGGATTCTGTAATCACTTTTGGGGCTTTTACAGAGCGGTCTGTTAGAACAGCTGGAAGATACTTTTCAAATGCGTTTTTCAAACGGCTAGTTTGGACGCTTTCGAGTAAACTACTCATGACCGCTGCTTTTTCCCGGTTTAAGGGAGCCAGCAAGTCATCTAATGTGCTTTGACGCTCATTGGATTCCTTGATCATGCGTATTTCACGCTCTTTGGACTCGTTAAGAACTTTTGCGTTCTTAATAAGTTTGATGGCTTCAGACAACTTGGCATCTTTGTGTGCAATGGTGTCGTGTAACTTGCGTACTTCCGCTTTCTCATTGAGATGGGTAGCACCAAATTCACTGGCATATGCTTCAAAAATACGACGACCAAAATTGTTCTCGCGAGCAACTTTAATGTCTTCGTGTAGTTGGCTGAGTTCGGCCTTTAGATGACGACTTACAGACTGAGTCATTTTCTGTGCAGATTCTTTTACGAATCTGCGCTTCAATGATTCCAACTGGCCTCGTGCTTCACGAACTAGACGAACTTTTGTTTCTACAACATCTCGTTTGTCAGTCGCAAATTCTTGAATCTCACGGGCCAATGCATGCACAATGAATCCTTCCAATTTCTGGAGGCCTTCGTTGTGCTGCTTGCGATCTTTGCGCAGTTCGCCAATTTCTTCGGCTAATTTAGAAACCATAAAGCTGTTAAACTTCGTTGCGGATTCTTTCATTTTGCCAGTGAATTTAACGCGGTCTTCAGCAAGTGCTTGCTTTTCAGCTGCAACTGCTTGGATCTCTGCGGTCAGACCATCTGTAACCATACGATCTAGGGCTTCCACCATCACTGTTTTGTCATGTTCATAGCGCTGTGCAAACTCCTCACGAAGCTCCGCACGAACTTGTTCACGAGCTTCTGTCATCTTGGCTTCCCAAGCTTCAGAGATCTCCTGGCGAGTTTCCTCGGTGATCAAATCGCTATCTAGTAACGGTTTAATAGCATCTAACATGCTTATTCCTCCCTAATTTTAAGATCTCTGATCAGCTTTTTTACTTCGCTGGTCAAATATCTTTGTACTTTGTTGTCCGCACCGGCTTCGCGTGCCACTTCCAACAATCTATGTCCGTACTTCATATTCATGAGTCCTTCGTAAATTGCTGTGGGATATGCATTTGGAGCACTGGGTTGTGCAACTACATCTACAGTGACGATTTCAAAGTCACTGACATGTCCTGTTCTGTCGTCGACGTTTCCTGACCCACGACTTGAAACACCTAATTTAACACCGCTGTCCAACATGGTTTTAACCAGTTGACCCATTGGGGTTGGTAATATTTTTAATTTTCCATAACCTATTGCGCCGTCGCACCACATTTTGTCTATCATGTGGCTGACACGATCCAAGTTAATTTTAAGATCATCAGGATGATCTACTTCACCTAATACCGAGTTGCCATTTTCAAGTTGTTCATTGATAGTGCCAACTGCTTTGCGGATCTCGTGAGCCGGGTATATTCTTTCGTTAGCATTGCGCTTGTCACCTTCAATGCAGATGCCTTGCATGTAAAGGGTTTTACCAGAGCCATCAACAGCGTCCTCGCTCAGCAGTTTTACCTGCGCTTGCGAGAAGCTGAGATGTTCTTGTAGATAACGAGCCATATTCTCTTAGACTGGAGACTTGGTGTTTACGCCAGCAGCTTGTGTTGTAACAGGCTTTGGAGCGGCGCCTTGCTTGGGACTGGTTGTCATGCCCATGTCTTTAGCAGACGGAGCAGGGCGGCCTTGGGCTGTGTCGCCAGTCATTCTAACTGGGGAACCTTGCATGCCTCGGGCACCACTGTTGGCAGCCACTGTGGAACGGCTGTTTGTACCAGCTGGTTCTGAAGTAACTGGCTTTGGAGCAGCTTTGAGATCGACGTTTTCCATCATGCCCATTTCTGGCATAATGTCAGCGGTGTCATCCATTTCCATTGAATCGCCACCGGCATCTATTTCAAATTCTTCCGAATCTTGATCGCCAGTATCGCCGCCCATCATGGCTTCAAATTCCGCCATTAGTTCGTCTAGCTTGTCTTCTAAGTCAACCACGCGATCTTCGATGTCGCCTTCGTCGTGGGCACCTTCGATGTCATGTGTGAGATCATCGCCGGCTTGTTCTGCGCCATCGTCAAACTCAGCATCCATGTCGTCTTCTTCGCTGAGACCTTCTTCTTCAGTCTCAACGTCAGTGATCAAATCGTCGGCAGCATCGCCGTCGTTCATTTCCATTGGATCCATGCCTTCTTCGACTGGGTCTTGATCGTCATCCATCAGACTTTCATAGATTTCGCGAGATTTCTCAACTACGATATCATGGAAAAGTTCTCTAGCTTTTGCGTCTTCATCGTTAATTACGAATTCAATTAACTGTTCAAATTTTGATGTCATATTGTTTCCTCCAAAGGGTTATGGCTCATGTTTATTACTTACACAAAAGTAGTAAACTTAGCATATTTAAACGCCAAAAGTGGCGTTTTTGAAGGAAATTTACAGGCCTGGTGGCGCTGCTGGAGGTGCGTACTGTTTGCGAATGTCTTTGAGTTTTTCTTTGTACTCAAAGGTTCTAACATCATTCATCTGACGCAATTTGCTCAACTGTCGCAAAGTCAAACGAGTTTTACGAAGCTGACCTCGTTGAGGCTGACTGTTGTCCTGAGAAATATCTTGATATCCTTCAGGTTGCTTCTGATACAGTTCGTTTAAAATCATACAGGTATTTATGCAGTTGGCGGCGGAGGAACAGCCGAGGGTGCTGTTCCAGGACCAGGCGGTGCACCAGGTACTGCACCTACATCAGCACTGCCTTCGGGCGGCATTGCAGCCAATGCTTCACCAGCTTGAATATCACTTTCCATGCCGGCTGGGGTAATGCCAATACTACGCAGATCCTGCCCTTGTGTGGTTTGCAGATCAGGCTCGTCGCGCTCTTCTTTCCAAAGTTTTGCGTTTTCAGTAATTTCTTCCTGACTCAGACCCAGGTATCGTTCCATCAAGAAACGCTTGCTCATGTAGGGCAATTGTTCCAATGCGCCAAATGTACTCACACGGCTGGTGTCCATTTCTGCTTGACGATAACTTGCAAAGTTTTGTGGTGGACCCAACACAATATCAAAAATGCTGTTGTCGATGTTGAATCCACGCCATTTCATAAACATCTTGAATTCATCATCAAGTTTTTGCATGATCAAACGCTGTAGTCGTTCACAGTATTGGTTGAATCTGTACTCTTGTATCAGGGCTGTGCCTACTTTTCCGTCGTTCATTGTACGGTCTGAGTCGTCGGGACCAGTGGGCAAATAGCTGGATGGCACACGCAGACCACGAGCCATTTTGTTGTTGAAATACTTCAAATCGTCAATTTCGCCTAATCCTGTGCCACCGGGCAAGGTGTCTACGCTGCTGCCACGACCATCGGCTGTTTGCGGAAAAAAGTAATCTTCGTTGATGCTCAATGGATTGTATGCAGCATCCATCATGTTGGCACCGCCACCACTCACAGTGGGAATTCTGCGCTGATGCATTTCATTTTTTACTCGTTCCACAAAGGCCATGGCCATGTGGCTGGGCATGTTGCCAACGTCAATCTTGAACACTCTGCGTTCTGGAGCACGACTCACACGATATATCAGCACTGAGTCTTCCAACAGTTCTTTTTGTTTGTAAACTTTGAAAATATTTTCTAAAATACTCTGTCCAAACGGCCAAAAATAGTCAAGACCTTCGTTCAAGCTCAGGTGTACCACATGCTTGGCATCCACTGTGGTTTCGTTCATGGCCTGTGTGAATCTGCTGTTGCCGGCTGATCCACCATAGCCGCCTCCACCGCCGCCATTGGGTGCCGAGTAGTTGTTCTGCCCCACAGATCCTGTGGCACGGCTCACATAGTAATCGCTGGTGGTTTTGGGAGCAATACTTAGATTTTCAAAGTTGGGATTGATGTCACGGATAACATACTGCTCGGGACGCTTGCCTTCGCTTTCATTCACAATGACTCTGCTGACTTTGACCATGTCAACCCAGTACATTTCAAATGTTTCTGGGTCGCGCACAAACACTTGATCACCATACTTGATGGTGTTGCGAAACAGCTTGAACATGCGCTGGTCCAGTTTGTTCAACTTGCACCATTGTTGCAGTTGTTTTTTAATAATTTCCACTTCGTGGTCAGTGGGAGTATCTTTGAACACTATGTCAAACGGAGTATTGTTGTCTTCGTTGTTTTGTGTGCTGAACTCAGCAATGATGTCCAGACATGCATTGATCTCTGAATCCATGTCCATGTTTTCATATTGATTGTAGCGTTCGACACGGTTGGGATGACCTGAATATACTTCGGGTAATCGGCTGGCATAGTTGCGAAAAGCAAAATCGTTGCCAGTGGCTGTGTTGCTGCCCGACCCAGTTTGTCGATTGTAACCAGGCAAACCATTGGCGTTGTTTCCAGAAATAGGGCTGAGTTGTCCGTTGGCGCCACCGTCGGCGACTTTGAAATACTTGCGCCAGCCGCCGTTTCTGCCATTACCTACTGATTTTTGTTCAGCCATTTGAGTTGTCCTTTAATATACGGTAGTATTTACCGCAATTACTGTGCATACTTTAAAATCTTTTCTGACACACCCAATTGATTTTGCAACACACGCATAATATCATCCAGACGGGCCAATTGTTCAGCCATAATTCCAGTTTGTTGATCAGCTCCTTGCATTTGCACAGGTATTGATCTGCCATCAGGCAATGGAACTATTGCTTCGTTTTGTCCAGCTTCTCCCGCTACAAGATCTACACCACCAGGCGTGGCTTTGATTACTCCACCACCTGCCATGTATGCTGTGGCTATGTTGGCTCGTTTTGCAGTTTCTGCTTGGCCACCAGCATAGCCAATGGCCTTGCCAAGATCTGCAATGTTGGTCAAATCTGTACCAGATTGTTGTTTTTGTTTGACATATTCTACAGCAATTGCTTTGGCAATTTCAGGAGTTGCAGCCAAATCTGGATCTTTAACTAAATCAATTCCCAATAACTCGCCAAACTTTTTATAATTGTCTTTGCCAGTCAACTGTACCAGACCACGACCACGGTATTTGAATCCTTCGTCTGCGGCATTGCCCATCCGGCCGCCGTAGATTCGATTACCTATGGCTTCTTGTCCAGCTGATGCAACAGATTCAGCATCCTGCAAATCTTTGAATTTCTTTGGAAATACTTCTAACAATCGTTTGGCACTGTAGCCTAATTTTTCTTGTGCGCCTGTGTTGCCACCAGACTCGGCATCAAACTGTGCCAATACATTGGCTTGAGCTTTTTTATCAGTGATTCCAGAAGATGACAGACGACTTAATAAATCGTCTTTTAACTGTCCACTAATATTTGCTCTAGGTGCTGCTCCACTTGGTGTTGGCGCTGCTGGCGGTGCTGATGCTGCTGCTGGTGCTGCATCGCGCTTCTTGACTGTTACACCTGCCATTCCTGCCATTTTTGTCATGGCAGTGATAGTGGCATCAGTAGCGTTGGCCAAGCCTTTCATACCTGCAGTAACAGGTTCTATGCCGGCATTGACCAAATCATTGAGATTGTCACGAGATGTACGATTTGCATCTTCGATCTTGCCCATGTTTTTAGTGGCTTGGTCGGTTAACTTTTGACCTGTTTTGGCAGCAGCCAGTCTTTCATCGTAGGTTGCGCCTTCAAGATGGGCTTTTAGCTTCATTTGTTCTTGAATAGACAAAAATGTATCATTATTAGATCCCATTTTGGCCAATTGCAGGCCGCCACCTTGCAGGTTGCTGGTAATGTCTTTGAGTGCTGCTGCTTGAAATTCAGCTTGTGTAAATGTTTGTTTGCCGGCTATTGCTGCTGCATTAGGCATGGTCATCAGTAGTTTAGCAGCTTCTGGAGTATCTAATGTGCCAGAAAGAATGTTCAAGAAACCTTTGCGTGTTTCTGGCGCCATCTTGTCCAACATGATTTGTGTGCCTTCAACAGTAGCCAGTTGAGCCTTGGCTGCTTCGTCGCCCATTTTGGCTCGTTGATCCAACTCGTATTTGTAAGCAGCATAGCGTTCTTCTGCCATGGCACTTTCTTTAGATGCTTCTTGCTCGGCTCTATTTTTGCCTGTGATCTTGGCCAACAGATCCACTTCTCTGATGTAGTCTTGTGACGCAGCAATCAATTGATCTGTGGTCATTTTTTGACGGCCGCCTACCAAATTTTGCATCTTGGTGTAACCAGCAATGCCTTTGTTTATTTCCATGACGCTGATACCCATGTCACGGAATTCTGCACCTACATCGCTTTGTTGAATTGCATTGGATATGTTTGCAAATTCATCAAGACCACTGCCAACTGTTTTTCCAAAACTGGCCAGAGTTTGAGCATTTTCACCAACGAGACTGGCAAAGTCGCTTAGTTCGTTGACGCCAAGATTGAGTTTTTTTAGATTGTCATACACTGACTGCATGCCGCCGGCACCGGCTGCACCAATTGCACCCATTTGTTTATAGGTGCTATACAGCTGATCAGCCTGCTTGTTTACTGCTTGAGTATACTCGCTTGCTCCTTTGACCAGCGTTTTAAGAGCACCTCCCACATAAGGAATTAGTCCAACCAAATCCCCCAAAGCATTAGACACACTGCCAATGGAATCGTTGAAAACACTGGCGCCAACTACACCTGCATTTAGTTCTTTGGCTAAACTTATTCCACTAGTGCCAAGAGCTTTAAAATTTCTAGTTAGCCCTTCAGTGGTGCCTTTGACGCCAACTGACAAGTCCATTAGCTGTTTACGAGTTTCGTCACTGGCTCGCCCAAACCGTAGGATGTCCTCTATCTCTTGCTGTTTGATTGCTGCTGCTTCTTCGGGTGTAAATCCAGCCATATTTTATTCGCCTTGGGTAATAATTGCCATAACTATATTTATATAGGAAAATCTCATGTCAATTAACCCGCTAACACAGTATTTTAGACAGCCAGCAATCTATGTCAAACTGCCCAGCAACGGAGAGCATTATACACCCGGGGCGTTGACCATGCCAGCCAACCGTGAGCTGCCAGTTTATCCAATGACTGCCATTGACGAAATTACCTACAGAACTCCTGATGCCTTGTTCAACGGCAATGCTGTTACCAATGTCATTAAAAGTTGTATACCCAACATTGTTGATCCATGGGCAATACCTGCTATGGATGTTGACACTATTCTTGTAGCTATTCGCATTGCCAGTTACGGTCATATCATGGAAGTTTCAACCACCTGTCCTCATTGTAAAAACGAAGATGATTACGGAATGGATTTGAGAACAATGTTGGAACGCATGAAGGCGCCGGACTATTCTATGCCAGTGACGGCTGGCGATCTTGAGATTTTTTTCAAACCAATGACTTATAAGAATCTCAACGATAACAATCAACGTCAGTTTGAAGAACAAAAAATCTTAGAAACATTACCTGGCGTAGAAATGCCAAACGAACAGAGAATGTCCGCACTGAGTGCAGCCTTGATGAAAATTACAGAAATCACAGTGCATGCGTTGTCACAGAGTATTGCTGCTGTAAAAACACCCGACGCATTGGTCAGTGATCCTGAACACATCGAAGACATGTTGAAACACTGTGATCGACGATTGTTTGCTAAAATACGAGATCACATTGTTAATATAAAATCCCAAGCAGAGATTCAACCAATGACGTTGAAATGTGCTGCATGCGAAAAAGACTACCAACAAGCTGTTACCTTGGACATGACAAGTTTTTTCGAGGACGCCTCTTAGTCTTGGACTCTGAACAAATTTCCAACTGGGTGGACCAAATGGAAAAAGAAAGCAGAGAAATCAAGCAAGAGGCGTTAAAAATGGTATGGTACATGCGTGGTGGGTTGTCGTATGAATCTGCGCTGAATCTCAGTCCAGATGAGCGCACTACCATTTCTGCACTTATCAAAGAAAATTTAGAAACTACAAAAAAGACAGGACTGCCGTTTTTTTAAAATGTTAGACTTAGACGCTGTAACCCGAGACATCCTGCACTGGGTAGAGAATTTTGTAGAAGTTCCGCATCCTGCACTGGGCAACTGGGCTCCTTGTCCATTTGCTAGAAAAGCACGACTGTCAGGCACAGTTAAAATCATCGTTGGGTCAGACCCATATTATGATCTACGCAATCGCTGCAGAGACGGCTTGGGCACAGCAGAAGTCATAATCTATGCTTATGATCCTGCAGAATGGGCGTATGATCTGTTTCATTCTAGCCTGGACCAGGCCAACCAGGATTTTTTGTTAGCGAATGATTTACTGGTGCTGGAAGATCATCCTGCAGATGCTGAAATTGTCAACGGCATCAGCATGAATCAAGGCACCTATGCCCTGGCCATGTTGCAAAGTCTCAGCAAACTGAACACAGCAGCAGCACAAATGCATACAAAAGGATTTTATAATTCTTGGCCCAACCAGTATCTTGAACAGTTGTTTCAGCATAGACAGGATCCCAGAGCATGAGCTATCAATTTGCTAGAATAGACTTGAGCAAGACCAACTATGTTCCCACAATCAAGTGGCAGTATATCACCAGTAGAGAACCGTCAGTACTGGATCAGTTGGACAGTATCTACAAAACTTACTGCACATACAAACACTTTGCATCAGTAATGCCAATATTTCACAGTCGATACTTTGACCCCATGGCAGACATCATTGGATACTTTGATCAAGATCAACTGGTAGCCTGGAGCTTGATACGCAGATTTGATCAGCACAATGCCTTGTGTGATCAATTTGCATGGACATATCACAAGCCCCGGCTGAGACTGGGTATTGAAACAATGAAAGCAGAGTGTGCTATCTACAAGGAACGAGGGTTTGAATACTTGTATCTTGAACAGGCACACTTGTACAAATCTGACATGGACGGATTTGAAATACTAGGACCACTGGAGTAACTATGGATTTATACACAATTTGGGCAAACAAAGAAGGCGACATCACAGACCTTGAATGGGTCGCGGGCATGAAAAGTTTCTTTGATCATTTGATCTCTGAAGGCAACATGGAGAACTATAGAATCACCCGCTGCAAGATGGGATTCCGTAGCATTGCAGACATGCCTGAATGGATGATCATCATGGAGTTCACAGGCATGGCCCAAATGGATCAGGCATTTAAAAGAGTAGCACCTTTAGAAGGCGAACTTGAAGTCAAACACAAGAGCTTTAATCAGTTTGTAGATTGTTCAACTATACAACATGCCTTGTTTAGAGATTGGCCTGATACTAATCTCTAACAGTTCAAGATACACTTCGTGTATCTATGTCTATCGCTATCGCTCAGACATTTGTTTGAATTAGAAAAGTAAGTATTAGTATCATCCAGATTATGTGGTCATAATTCACCGTATGCACGGTGAATTGAAAGCATCATCCGAGTGACAGCAGTCATCTATAGTAATGAGATTGTAGTTTCCTACGCGGAGGCGGTTGACCGGTACCCCCTACTCAAGCTTCACATATCAACGGAACCCTAGTAACCCGATATAGATCCAAGTCCTATAAGCAGGGGTTGTATCTGTTTCACAGAGCCCCGACCATTTGTTGCCTTAAGTTAGCAATTGCCTTTGACGTCCAAGTCCAGACCGGGTATCTCACCGTTCCTCAATGGAGCCGAATCAAACATCCGGCACAGTGTCGTTTGTGTTGCCTTAAATTTTGTTTATGATGTGTGAGCCATGAACTCTGACTGAGATCTGGCCGTTGTAATAATCTGTGGATTCCAATACCTTGCGATTGAACTGTTCTCTAGCTTCAATGTAACTGCATTGTGCTTTTGATGTGCAATAGTAAAGTATTTCTCTGGTGAAGTTTTCGGTGCCTAAGGTGTTGACATCAACAGTTAGATTTTCGCTTGAACCGTAGTACTCGCGCCAATCACTGTCAATTTTGGTTCTAATTTTCTTTTTTTTCTTGATGCCGTTTTTTTGTTTTACAGTTTTGTAAGTGGTTTTTGAAAATTTAGCTAGTTTTTTGCCTATGTACTTGCGACCAGAAAGATTATTGGTGATCAGGTAAACAAATCCTATGCATTCTTCGGGCAGTGTCTCAACTGGGGTGTTTTGATAGTGCCATGTCATGCGGAATCTGTTGTATTACCTTTGCTGTATAGTTATGCCTTTGAGTGTGTTTGTATAAATTTTTGCAGTTATTTGGTTTCAAAATATTTTGCTATCTCAGGATTACTGAGCCAATTCCATTTTTTCAGCATATCGTATAATTTTGTTGTCATAACTGGATCGTTGTCCAGTTTCAAATTTCTAAGTACCACATTAATTTCGTTGTCAATGTGTTCTTTAAATCGGTTAGGATCGCGAGGGTTACTAAAACCTTCAATGGGTTTACTGTGTTCCCATTGCTCGTATTGATTAATTAATCGTTGTTTTACATCTAGTGGTAAATTTTTTATTTGTAAATAATCTGGTCTAACTAATAAATTTGTCATAACATCAAGTTGACGATTTACACACCAGGCATAAAGACTGTCTAGAGTGCCGACACTCAACGCACTAGGTACAGTTCTGATTGTGACATACACATGTGATTCTTTTCGATATTTTAAATAGATATCGATATTATCCAACACTTCTGCGGTACGGGTACCTTTTCTAATATAATCATTCAATGTTCCGGTGCATTCAATACTGATACCAATATCAACATGTCTGAACACATTTAGTTTTTTAATCAAGTTGATATCAACTATAGAACCGTTTGTAGTGAACCCAAAATAGATGTCAGTTCGGCCGGCTGCTATTAGTTTATCAATCAGTTCTTCAAAGCGTGGATTCAACAGTGGCTCGCCACCAATGATATGAACATATTTTAAATCTTCGGTGGCACAGATGTAATCGGTTACCGAGTTCCATGCAGCGGTGTCTTCGGTCCAGTTTAATTTGGCTGGCCCGCTATATGTGCCATCTTTTATTCCTTCAACTGCTAGTTTACTGCTGCATGCCGGTCCGCACATTTTGCAAGCGTAATTGCATTCGTTACCAAGATTCAAGTGATAGCTGATTGGCTTAACAATATCAGTCAGTCCTTGATTTTGCCTTGAAAACTCAAAGGTTGCTAAATCTGGACTGTGTTTATAAGTTAAATCAAACTTGACATCGTAGATTTTGCTTTTTAAATTTTCTTTAATTCTTTTACTAGACGATCCAGTGGCCTCTTCTGAATAACACATCAAACATCTTTTTTCGTAAACTCCATTGAGTTTATCTAGTCTGACTCTTTTTTGGTATTCACCATTGACCCAGTCCTGTATATGCATCGAATGTACATTATTTTTTTCTGTAAATCCCGACAGCATCGGCATGCTGCTGGGTGTCGGCTGTGCCCCGCAGGTATGGTAGGTTCCGTCAGCATTAACATGAACTTCAAACCAAGGTACTGTACAAAATATTTTTTTATTATCCATTTTTACACTTTAATTGACAAATTTCCAAAGGCGATGTATCAAAACTATCTAGTAATTTTTGCCATAGACCGACATCATTTATTATTTCTAAAAATGGCCGAGTTTTGATAGACATGAGAGTATGATTTTTTTTTATAAACTCGTTATCATTGTAACCGTTGTTGAACCAAGGACACGGCATTACTAGTCCGTTGATTCCAACAAACAAATCTTTTTTATAATTTAAACATTTGGCCCAGGCATGTGGCCGTTCAGAGGTTCTGGGTACAATTGGTATATAATCAGTTTGATTTAACAATTCTGTACTAGTTTCGTATACCAAAGTACTTGCAACAAACTCTGTGGCAGGCTTTAATTCGTCTATACCGTCGGCCAGGTATCTATTATCAAACTTTGAACTTTTAACAGTTTGAAATTGGTTGCACCCTAAAGATTTTGCAAAATCACGCATGTCATTGATTTTGTCTTGATTAAACGCAAAATAAATTGCAGACCATTGTATTACGCAACTGCTTGATGCTCTCAGCGCAGTGATACCTGATACAATACTTTCAAAATCGCTGTTGACACGATATTGATTGTTTGACTGGTTGTCCCATCCATCAACACTGAATGTGATCTGATCGTTACCGGTTAATATTGCACCCAACTGTTGCCACCATTCGGGTTTTTTGTAACTGCCATTGGTCACAATGCGTACACGAATCTTGCTGTGTTGTTTGATGTATTGTATAATTTCTAAAAACTCTGTAGCATATATTGGATCACCAATGTCACCACAAAATATAAAATGTTCAATATGACTCAGCACATCCACTGGAAATCCAGACTTGAAGTCGCTCAGTGTTATTTCTTGATTTAATCGGTCCAACTTCAACTCAGTCCTAGGGCAGCGCGGACATTTGAGTACGCATTTGCTACTGATTTCAAGATGTACTGTTTTATAGTTAAACAAGTTCAATATCCGTATTATAGCTGGTGAAGCCGTTTTCTTTCACCACTTTGAGAATGTTTTCAACACGGCCAGCCAATTCGTCTCTATGGCTCACAAGCCAAATACTCTTGTGACGTTCTCGACTCATGTGCTTGAGCAGGGCCAGGCTGTTTTCGACACCTTGCGTATCCATTCCAGAATCGATCATCTCGTCAATGAACAACACATTAATTGGTTGGTACAAACTTTCGTACACATCTCGGAATGCCCAACTCATGCTGAGTATAAGTCTGTTGCGTTCGCCACGACTCAGATTGTCAAAGTCCAGTTCGCGACCCAATTCTTCAATGCTCACGCTCAAATCATTTTGGAACACCACAGTGTGTGGCAATCCAATGCGATCAAGATAGTGTGTGAGTCTTGTGTTCAGGTAACTTAGATTTTGTTCTATGATCTTTTTACGAATGAAACTGTCCTTGCTGGTCAGCAGTTTCAACAAAAACTCCTGGTGTTCCTGCAGTCTTGTAAACTCGTTCACAGTGTCGTAGCTGACTTCTTGCAAGGCCTGTGCTTGCATTTCTTCAATTTGTTCATCATATGGATCAGCTTCAACAGATCTTGCGGCCAGGCTTTTTTGCAAGCTGTCCACGGAATTTTTATGATTCAGTGCATCTTCCAGTGTGTCATAAAACACTGTGGGTGCCTTGCCCAGTTCACCAAGTTCCTTCACGGTGTCTTGGTGTTCCATGCGCTGGGAGTCATTGGCCAACAATTGTAGTGCTGCCTCTTGCAAAGAATTTTGTTTGTTCACACGAATTTCGTCTTGCTTGGTGTCGTGAATGTCAGAGCCACAAGCATAGCACTTGTGATTGTCCAAAGATGCAATTTCTTCAGTCAGTTTGGTCTTGGTCTTGACCAGTTTGATATCGTCTGCGTCAATGCTGCGTATCCATTTGTTAGCTTCGTCAATTGCGGTCTTGCGCTGATGAAACACTGCCAGTTCTCGATGGGCACTGACTTCTAGTTCAATATTGATATGTTCAAGATCTGCAATGGCCTGTGTGTACTGTGCTACATCTTCTGCTCGTTTGGCATTCCATAATCGTTGTCGTTTTCGCAGACTTTCAATCTGTTCTTCGATTCGCTTGTTGGCCTCTTGCACTGCTCGTATACGGAATTCTTCTTGTGTTAGAGAATCCTTGGTTTCGCGATTGAGTTCTTTGATACGATCCGCTCGTTCGCTCAGCATGGTAATGCCCAGCAGTTGTTCGATAATGGTTCGTTGATCGTTGGCTTTTAAACTCAAAAACGGTTCAGTGTAGGTGTTCAACGCTAAGATATGTTTGAACATGTCGTGACTAAGTCCCAGTGTGGTTTCAATGGCCTGCTGAGTCTCTCTGCTGTCGCCTTGAGCATTGTCTGTAGATTCTTGTTCTTGATTGTTGATATAGAATCTTAACACATTGGGCTTGCGCCCCCGCTCAATTTTATATTCTTTGCCACCTACGCCAAACTCCAGGCTAACCAACATGTTTTTAGCATTGGTTTTATTGACCAGATTGTCCTTGCGGATATTGCTGAGTGCTGTTCCATACAGGCTGTAGCTGAGAGCATTGATGATTGTGGTTTTACCTGTGCCATTGCGACTGCCGTCTCCACCCAGATCCAAGTTTTCACCCAGCACAAGTGTAAGATCCTTTCGATCAAAATCAATAGCTTGAGTGCTGTTACCCACACTCATAAAATTCTTAACTGTTAAATTTCGTATGTGGATCATGTTAGTTTATTAAAATATTCAATTACTTTGTTTGCAACTATTAAATGGCCATCTTCTAAAAAATGACCTCCATGGCCGCGTTTGCACCCATTGGTCCAATGGGTCATGTTATATTTGTTCCACTCTATAAAGGTC